CGATCGACTACGACATAGCAAGCGACACAGTGACCGTGCACGGCCGGGATCTGACGCGCGTTTTCATCGATACCAAGACGACCGAGAAGTTCCAGAACCAGACGTCGAGCCAGATCGCAACGACGCTCGCGAAGCGCCGCGGACTGACGCCGCAAGTGACCGCCACCAAGACAAAAGCCGGCGCTTACTACGACATCGAGCACGTCAACCTGATGGATGAGCGCACGGAGTGGGACATCCTCTCATTTCTCGCGCAGCAGGAAGGCTTCATCGTTACCGTGAAGGACAAGACGCTGTATTTCGGGCCGCCACCGGCCGCCGATTCTGCGCCTTACCCGATCGTCTGGACGCAGGTCAATCCGACGCAGCTTGACTATCGAGCGATGGCCGGCAACGTCGAGGACATGCAGTTTCAGCGCACGCTAACGGTCTCGCGCGGCGTGACGGTCATCGTTCGGTCGTGGAATGACAAGAACCAGTACGGTTTCAACGCCACATATCCGCCGAAGAAGGTCGGCAGCTTGCAGCCCGGCCAGGCGACGACGGCCGGCGGCGGCCAGGTGTTCACGTTTTTCTATCCGAACATCGACAAGCAGCGCGCGCTTCAGATCGCACAGCAGAAATACGACCTGATCGTTGCGCACGAGATGAAGTTCTCATGCCGCATTCCGGGCGACGTGACGCTGAATGCGCAGACGGTCATTCAGGTGTCTGGCACCGGCACGGCATTCGACCAGACGTATTACCCGTCGCAGATCGTGCGCCGCATGTCGTTCGACGGCGGCTTTGAGATGACCGTACACGGCAAGAACCACGCTGCAACCTCACAGGCGGTCCCGCTCTGATGAATTACCACGAACTAGCGAACACCATGCGCTCGCATGCGGAGGCGGCTGCCGGCCGCATTCCCAAGCCGCGCATGGCGCAGATCAGCAGCTACAACGCGTCGACGCACTCGGTCAAGGTCACGTTTCAGGGCGTCGGCGACTCGGATTTCACCGAAACCGGCTGGATTCCGCTCGGCGCGGTCGGCGTCGGCAACGGCTTCGGCGTGCTGACGGCACCGAATATCGGCGACATGGTGATGGTGTCGTTTTCTGACGGCTCCAATGCTGCGCCGAAGATAGTAGGGCGGTTTTTCTCGAACGTGAACGTGCCGCCGGCGGTGCCGGCCGGTGAGACGTGGATCGTGCACAAGGCAGGGTCGTCGCTGAAGTTTGGCAATGACGGCACTGTAAAGCTGGTGACGGCATCAGATCTGAGCGCCACCGTAGGCGGCAGCATGAGCGCGAACGTCACTGGCGCGGCATCAGTCACGTCTGCGTCGTCGGCATCGATTACGGCTCCAGCGATCACGCTAGGCGCGAGCGGGCAAAGCCTGCTTCAGTTCGTCACCTCGGCGTTCATGTCGCTCTTCAACGGGCACACGCACAACGAAACCGGATCTGTAACGCAGGCGCCCAATCAGCAGATGGGCAGCGGCCACATGACATCAACGGTAAAGGGCGGCTAATGCCGGATCTCAATCATTTCTGGTCGAACGACCTGTCGATTGCTGCAAACGGCGATCTGTCGGTCGCCGAAGACGACACGCTCGCGCAACAGGAACTGCTCCGCGCGCTGATGACGAACCCGCAGCTAGCCGACTCGGCCGGCAACCCGATAGCCTCGCCAGATTACACCTGGCACGCAGACTTCGGCGCTGGCATTCCGCGGCGCATCGGCAAGACGCTGAACACGTCAGAGCTGCGCGGCACGATTCAATCGACGATCAAGACGATTGCAGGCATCGCCGCATCCCCGACGCCGGTTGTCACGGTAACGCCGTTCAACAACGGCGCCGCGGTGACGATCCAGTATGCCGACGCCGTGACGGGCCAGGTATCGACCCTATCCTTCGACATCAATCAATAAATGGCAAACGTACAGACGCAATCGCTGACGCAGATGCTTCAAAACTTTGCGTCTACGGTGCAGGGTTCGGTGACGTCCGCGATCCTGAATTTCAACATCGGCACCGTGTTCCGCGCGCTTGGCGAGGCAGCGTCAGGAATCGCGCTCTGGCTGCAAGGCATGATCCTGCAAATGCTTGCGCTCACGCGGGCATCGACGTCGACAGGATCGGATCTCGATTCGTGGTTCGCTGACTTCGGCTTTGCGCGGCTGGCTGCGTCGTATGCGACCGGCACGGTGACGTTCTCGCGCTTCACGCCAACGTCGCAGGCGGTCGTTCCGGTCGGAACCGTCGTGCAGACGACGGATGGCACGCAGCAATTCACAGTCAACACCGACACGACGAATCCTGCATACAGCGCGGCGCTCGGAGGCTATGTGCTGGCGGCAGGCGCGGCAAGCCTCAGTGTCACGGTGACAGCCGTAACGGCCGGCACCGGCGGCAATGTGCTCGCCAACACGATCACGCAGCTTTCCCAGTCGGTCCCCGGCGTCGATACGGTGACGAACGCCGCGGCCTTCACGAACGCGGTTGACGCGGAGACGGACGCCAACGCGCTCGCGCGGTTTCAGACGTGGCTGCTGAGCCTGTCGAAGGCGACGAAAGCAGCTATCGGTAACGCGATCACGTCGCTGCAGCAGGGTCTGACATACACGATCACCGAGAACTACACCTACGGCGGTGTCTATCAGCCCGGGTATTTCTATGTGGTGGTCGACGACGGCTCGGGCGTGCCATCTGACACGCTGGTTTCGACCGTCTACAACGCGATCGACGCGGTGCGGCCATTCACGAGCACGTTCGACGTGAAGAAGCCGATCGTCGTGACTGCAACCGTCGCAATGGCGATCGCCACGGCAGCCGGCTACACGCACAGCACCGTCGCGGCGCTGGTTCAAACCGCGCTTCAGAACTACATCAACACGCTGCCGCTCGGCAGTTCGCTGGCTTACTCGCGCCTCGCGCAGGTAGCGTATGACGCTTCGCCGGGGGTGACGAACGTCACAGGTGTGACGCTGAACGGTGGAACGTCCGATGTGACCGCCGATGCAAAAACTGTCGTGAAAGCGGCAACTATCACGGTGACCTAATGGCGACTGGCGATCAGCAGGACATGTTGGGGCGCTTGCAGGCGCTCCTGCCGCGCGGCTGGTTCGGCGACGCACCGCCAATCCTGACCGCGCTGCTCAACGGCTTCGCGGCCATCTTCGCGAACGTGTACGCGGTGCTTGCATATGCAAAGCTCCAATTGCGCATTGCGACGGCGACGGACGGCTGGCTCGACATCATATCGGCCGACTTCTTCGGCTCGACGCTGCCGCGCAGGACAGGGGAGAGCGACACCGCGTTTCGCAACCGGATCACGGTGAACCTGTTCCGCGAGCGCGCTACGCGCAAGGCAGTCGTGCAGGTGCTGACGACGCTGACAGGGCGCGCTCCGCTCATCGTGGAGCCGCGCCGTCCGCTTGATACTGGCGGCTATGGCAGCACCGACGCGATCACGATCAACTCGGCGCAAATCTACCGCAACGACTGGCAGGGCAATCAGCTTCTTTCTCCGTCACCGCGAACCAACCTGGATCCGTATTCGAACCCGGTTGGCGGCACTGGTTGGACGCTCGTAAGCGTGACGGCCGCAGTCAATACCCTGCTCGGTCCGGATGGATTGCAGTCGGGCGCACTGCTCACGCCGTCGACGAGCGGGACGCTATCGGCTCGGACGGGAATAGCCACTGTGACGGCCGGATCGGTTGCCACACGAAGCGTTTTCGTCCAGAAGGGCACGGCGACGCTCACCGGCATTCGAGTTTATGACGGCAGTATCGCTACCGAGATATGCCGTGTTGTGCTGGATATGACAGGCGCAGCGCCAGTTTTGTCCACGTCGACGAACGTCGTCGGATCTGTGTCTATCGTTGCAGCGCCGAACGGTTGGTATCGCGTTTCGTTTGCGTTCAACACTGGTGCTTTCACGACCGTGCGCGCGCTGTTCTATCCGGACGCGAACAACGGAACGGCATCGACGGGGTACTTCGGGACGCAACTCGAGGCTGTGAGCGCAGCGACACCCTATATCTCGACGTCTGGGTCTCCGGTCACGATCACCGATTACGTGCTTTCATCAAATGGCGCGCTCGCGTTCGCCGTGCCGCCTGCTGCCGGTGCATCGCTGTCTTGGTCAGGAGGATACCTGAGCACACAGAAGTCGCAGACGGTGACCGTGACGAACTTGGTGTTCGGCGCTGGCGACGGCATATCGACGGCGTTCTCAGTCGCGCCGAAGTATGGCTACGTCGGCGGCTATGGATCGGCCGGAGCTTATGGCTCGCTGGTTCACCAGTATCAGGCGTTCGTGACCGCCTATCGTCCATCCGGCACCGGCATTCCGTTTGTCGCGGGCTACGGCAGTTCGCCATCGGGATACAGCACCGCGTCGCGCGGAGAGTACGCAGACCTGAGTCAGGTTCAGCAGTCGGTCACAGACGCCGACATATTCGCCGCCGTGGCCAGTGTCATCCCGGCCGCAACGATCGTCTGGATGCGCATCAGCAGCTAACGACCGACACCGCATTTCACCCATACAGCCCCGCCATCGAGCGGGGCTTTTCTTTTGTGGAAGCCATTACATGAAGCGTCAAACCGTATATGCGGGTCAGGTTCCTCTTGAAACCGACCTGCTCCTGACGAACAAGAACGTTTTCACCGCGATCGGCCACGTGCTGCAAGACATGCTCGGCGTGTCGACGCTGTTCTCGGGTCTCGCCTGCGTGCCGACTGCGCCCGCCGGCATGACGGTCAACGTCAACCCTGGCCGTGCTTACTCGCTGCAAGCGATCGACACTGGCGCATGGTCGTCGCTGAGCGCCGACGCGCACCAGATCATGAAGCAGGGCATCCTGCTCGACGCGCAGAACTTCTCGTGCCCCGCGCCGGGAACGGCTGGC